CATCTCCGAATTCATCTCCTGCTTGCGGAACCAATCCGGCCGCATCCACAGAAGTGGGGGACGTAAGATGTATATTCTCCACCCAAGCATAAATCTTGATCCCAATTCCTTGAGATAGAGATTGTGCTTGCCGCAAGGGTGATAGACTACTAAGCCATAGCTCACCAAAAGCAGTCATAGTTCCTGCTACTGTGAGATCGAGGCAATCGCCCCTACAAAAGAAAGGCAACACCATGTGACCTCCTTGTGAAGTGGAAGGGTCTAAGTAAATGTGTGGTCGTTGGCTGGCTGAAACAACATCAGAATCACCAGCTGTTCTATACCAAGGCGAGGCATCAGGGTAGGGCATGTATGACAACAATGCTCTACCCCAGTAGAAAGAGTTGCCATTCAAAATCACCTTGATATGCATATCTCCACGAAAATTTTTAAAATTAGATAACCTATTCGAAACTCGCGGATTTATGGCCCAAAGATTCCATGGTCTTAAAGTGGCGTCTAAAGCACCACCAACAGCCCACGTGTATGAAGCTATCTCGACTGGCCTTTCAAAGAAATTGGCTAATTCGGTATTTGCATCGTTAGTGCTGTTTCTCGTGGGATCATTGGTTGATGACACATCACACGAATAAGAAGGATTATTGTCAATGAAAGACAATGTTCCTTTTGTAGTCTGTGCATCATCAGGCGTCTCATAACAGAATGTTCCTGCTTGAGGCGTAAGGGGCGCCCACTCCTGGGCTTGCCGATATTTTTCCCCGTCGGTTACGGTACATGGGACTATGTTATTTGACTGCGAGCTCTGTCTAAAGCTCCTTTTATATGTAATAGGAAGTATATGTAAACGTCCAGAGCTACTCAAGCTACAGGACGCTGCTTGTATAAAGTACATGCAACTTTTATGTAATATGTATATGTAAATATATAGTCCATTTATTTATTTAGAGAATCATACACGCTCTCGGAGACCTATCCGTAAACGTGAAATAATCATCTGGTAGTGGGACATGCACAAAATGCAGAGTGCAGACCCGGTTTTCGTGAACAATCAACTCAGGTGTTGTAACAAGATACTGAGCAATATGTTCTTCAATATCTGAGGAAAATAGAGGTGGAAGATACCTCTTTGCCACAATCTTCTCAACCATGTTAAAAGCGCGAGATGTACCAGTGGATGAAAATCTTTTCGTTAGAATGCTCCATTTCCAGTGAATCAAGAAACTCTCTTGGCCTCCTGCCATAGAGAACATCTGAGCACACAATCGGGCATTTCTGCGGAGCTGTCTCTTCTTCTTTTCACGATGACAATAAGATCTCCAAAGCTTGTCTCTTAGGCGCAAAGAAGGAGTACGATAGTCTATTCCTTTAAGAGGATGAAGACGTATCATTCGAACGACAGGATGTTCGGGCTCTTCAATCCAGTCACCAAGCACTTCATCATAATAACCTGCTTGTTGGGTGAGAGAATAGGGATGTTCTTTCTGAACTTGTGCATATCGATTGGTAGTACTGTTGTACCGCTCTATACAGTCTTCAATGGTAGGAGGATTGTAATAAGCACCAACTTTATAACCAGTAGAATCGACTACCTCACGCAGAGGTTCAAATCCATCACGATATCGATTAAATACTTCTTCGCCATGCTGGAATAATTCATAAAGAGCAACTCCCATATTCAGAGCCATGATTTGTGCTTCCGGCTCTTGGGCTGCCTTCTGATGTTTAGTACAAGTGAGCGATTTGTGAATAGACGCAATTTCGAGAGGTGCCACAACAGCTCCATCGAGAAGTGGATGTCGAACAAATTTCCGTTTTAGAAAAGAACACTCACTAATATGAATAAAAGCATGTGTGGCTTCAGATTTATCTGCCCAAGTGTAAGTCATACCAATTTCAGCAAGTCGGTCAGCGACTGAAGTGTGGGTAAACCATTTACACCGAGACGAAACACCCATCAAATTATCATCTCCATAAGTGATCAAGGCGACAACCTCATGGAAAAGAGGAATATTGCCTTTAATCGGGTCAACGTCTGTGTTAGGCTCCATCCGAGCGTAATTAGCATAATATGCGTACCTCATAAGTAAGATGTTATTCAAACCATTGAGAATGACAGTAAGAGGATGTCCAGAAGCTACTGATTTGTTGATATTAATTAAAAGACCATTAATCTCATACAAAGGAGAAATAATTTCAGTTGCCATGGAATCAAAAATTTTCAATTGCTCTTCTGTGTAATTCCCACTTCTCTCCAAAATCCCCTTAAGGATAGATAAAGAGGTAGAGGTAAACGCACTCGGAGTTGTTTGATCATACTTCTTAAAGTCTCCTGCAATCATGTTATCTTCGCCAAATTGTGTAACATAATTATACAAATGTTCCCAATCTTTTCCAGAAGCATCAATGCCAACTGCACTCTCATAAACTTCAGGGAAGTATTTCATCACATTAATTGCAGGGAGTGTCAGCATACGACAAATAACCACCAATGGAAATGGTGCACCAGCAAAAACGCGAATCTTACCGGCATCAACCTTCTCTTGGGGAAGTGCCTCATCCTTCAAATTTGAACGAAAACAAAAGAAAACTCTTTCTCCTTCAATCATAAGCTCAAGTGTATCATCCAGGATTTTGTCCAGGTCATACTTGGCAGGATCGAATTCAATTGAGGCAACGAGAGTAGTTTGACCATCATCGGTTACAACTTCTCTCAAACATTTCTTAGTCTCAACACCGTACTTCTCTTTCAAAGCTTCATCGATTGCGAGCAGAAAACTCTTCTTTTTGTTAATTGGATGTCCAATGGAGGTATTGATATCGACAGGGTCAAATCCCTTGACTCCAGGGACACCATTGATTGCGTCATCTTTAGAAAGAGTATGCACAAAAGGCTTGATATTTACCTGATTCTCAAAATTTTCCAACTTCATCATGAGATCACGCTGAGCGTACTCAAGAATTTGTGGATTTATAGGGGAATGGTCAACACCAATCGCATCCAAATGCTCATGTCGAACTTTCGTAGCAGCGGACTTGTCTGGTCCAGCATGCTCCTTCTTGATTCCCATGCTCTCTTCCAAGGCCTTAGCGATACAAGACTCCTTAACATCTGTTCCAAAAGTTGCATTAGGAGTAGCACAAGAACCGAGGATATCAACATTATGCACTTTAGAAGATTCCAACCAATTTGCGGGATTTCTCCCGTGTATGGTGGGTTCTACTTTAATTGGCACATTTTGCATTTCTTTGGGCAAAGGATTGCTATCATCAGCATATTTGATAGGAGGACTAGTGAAGATCCTAGTAGCACGTGCATCATCAATCAATTTCTTAGATATCAGTGAGCACACACCAAGTTTTCCTTCTCCTGCATTGTGAAAGCCGAGCACGATGGGGTTCAACCCACCTAATGTAACTATGGCTCCACAAAGACCTTGATAGGTTCCTGGGTCAAAATCATACTGGATTCGTTTGACTGTTCCAAGAGTCTTCACATTAATGGTACCTAGGTTTCTGATCTTGGTACGAATTTTCATACTTGACGGAACTTTTGACAGATCTCCTTTTAGAATGTTATCAGGATGCTGGAAATAGATCTCCAATTCTTGACCTACTTTAAGATTGTAGTCAGAAGCTAGCAGATATTTATCAAGTTTCCAATTACTGCCCCCACCACGCACATTGACAATGCATGCATCTTCAGCATATGGCAGGTGTGTAATGTTTGCATCATTTGCCATAAAGTGTATATGTTTTACGATCTCACTTTTAGGCGCATTTTGCATAAATACGTCATAACTCTTGCCAGCTTTAAAGACATGGGAGGGAAATATCCAATCTCCTTCCCCAACAGGACATGCATTCAGCCAGAATGGTTTTGCCAAAACATCCCGAGTAACGGGATCTATTTCAGTAATCGTGGCCAGACGCAAATTCTTGTCGACTTTCGTCTCAAATGCTTCACGTGTCGTAGACGTGCTAGCTGCAGGGACTGGAAAGTTGAATGTCATCGGTTTCTTGTACCGGTCATCATGGTCAACCAACATGGAAGGTGACATAGCAGTAACTTGTAATGCTGATAAATAAGACCCTTGAAAATCTACAGTCTTCTTCAGGGACATGGCAACACCTGCCGAGGCAAGTATAAGACCAAATCCAATTAAGGCTTTGTATTTAGGATCAAGTTCAGCAAGCTTGTTTTGCATGTCTCTAGCGAACTGCACAATCGGTGTGTAAATCCGCTTTCCAATGGAGCAAAGTACTTTGAAGCGACTCCTCGGAGGGAGCACTTCTGACTTTTCAAGCTCAGAAACCTCTTGCTTCCAATAGAAACCATTTTCTCCCACACAACGGAAAAGTTTACCTTTCTTGGTTTTCATTTCTTTTGGGGGATTTTGGTCTCCTAGAGCTAAGAAGTTTCGAAGGATGTCATTTTCTTCCAGTGCTTCTTCCACTACAGGATCAGCTGGTTTGTCTTTCGTCTTCTTTAACTTCTTAATGGACTTTTTGATAGTTTTCACTTTCTTTTTAATCCAGAGAGTAGTTTTTGAAGAATCTGATGACAAAGATGACACTTTGCTACTTGATTGGGCATAGGAGGATACACGACTAACAACAGTATGGGAGTCCATCTGTATTGTTGTCGTGCGGTCCGAATGGTAACTATGAACTTCCTCGACTTCATCTTCATCCGGAAACTGTATATCCAGGTCCTCGTAAGGAGTAGATTCTACGGAAGGTTCTTCCATAGTAGTTTCCAGGGTTTTGAAACGGTCCAGTAATTCTCTGAAACCAGCCTGTGGAGTAACTCCAGCTTGGATTTCCAATGGTGACTCAGGCTCATTCCATGAGCCCTCACGTACAGGACGTGAAATGGCTCCAGTGGTTGGCCAAGTAACTTCTGTTGGAGATTCGAAAGTTGGCTCTTTAGACTTCGATTTCGTCAAGACTTGCGTCGGAACGATGCCAAGGATTTGCTTATCTTTCGCACAGGCAGAACATGGCATTGTGAACAAATGATGAGTTTCACAATGGGCTTGTTTATGCAAATTGGTCGATGCAGAAACAAGTTCTTGTTGGGTGGCATAGTATGCTGGTGTAACATGCTCGAGGTACTTTGCTAAGTCCACAATATCTTTTCCAGGTTGTGGGATCAAGTACCAAGAGTCAGCAATCTTACCTTCATGTTTGATTCCTACAGTAGAATACGTAAGGTCCCAAATATCGGGCATGGATTGGCCAGCAAATTGTGCCTTAATTCCATCAGATCCATTTGAAGCTTCAGGCTTCAATTGGACGTCGATAACCAAATTAAAACGACGCATGATGGAAGTCGGGTTAAACGAAAAATAGGCGCTGTGCAAGTCAATTGTATTTGTAGTAACAATGACAATCTTACAGCGGATATCGTTTTTACCCTTTTTCTCTGCAATGGGTGACAGAGCGGCGCAATGAACATTATTCAAGAATTGAATTAGTTTAAAAAGCGGATTGCCCTGCTCACGTTCAGGCCGAGTGTTACACATATCATCAAACACAGCAGTTATATGATGTGAAGTAAACTCAGACTGATACTGATCATCTCCATTCAGAAAACACACATATTCTTCCCCTTCGGGAAAGCCATTAATAAGGCAAACTAGGTGGTTTAATGAATGTACCAGAGTGGTTTTTCCAACTGATGAGCCTCCTCGCATGAGGAAGCCAAATGGCTTAACACGAGAGTTGGACTCGTGCCAACCAGACTGCAAATCATTTGATAATTTATCAAGCACTTGAAGGCGCTTGTTAATCTCCTGACGCGTTCTGGCGTCGCCGTGTCGACAAAAGGCCGAATGTGCCATGAGGCAATTGTCCAAATTGACGAGCAAATCTGCTTCATTAGATATGCCATGTAATTCCTTATTGAGCTTGGTTAGCCCATTAACGTGCTTGTCACACGCATCAAGAGTATCACGGTACATCTTTTCAAGATCTTGTCGATCTTTGTCTCCCATGAGATAAGAAAGATCTTGATATACAAGAGCAGGGTACAGAGATTCAATGGTAAAATCTACTGTGTTGCATATCATCTCAAAGATAGATTTGGATTGTTTTCTTCGAGATTTAAGATCAAACACCTCATAAAACTCCTTCGAGCACAAAGTGTCAGCTTTCTCTGGCATGATGCCGATAGCTATGAGTAGATTCAGAGCAGAAGAAAGTCTATTACCAAAATGGCCTTTGATAAGGCTATCCCAATGGTCTGACATCCATCCAGCCTGAAATTCCACCTCTTTAGAGGAGGCAGATAAAACATTCTGGACAAATGATATGACCTTGGCAGAAATTGAACCATTCACGAACGTTTTCACGTACATGGCAATGTCCAACATCATGTCGGGTAAGTTGTTTGATCTTGAGAGGCGAACGAGAAAAAGAATTAGACTTTCAAATCGGTCAATGAGGGCATCCAAAGTGGAGCTATTGTGACCTTGAAGAAACTTCTTTGCTTTTTCCGCTTTATCACGGAAATTGGCAACTACTTTGAGAAGTTGTTCAATATGTTCTTTTGCTTCTTTCGCATCTTGTATTGTGGAACTAATGCTTTGCATTTCTAGTTCCTGCCGAAAGAGCTCCGCGTGGAGGTTTCGGGTTTCTTTTTTAATATCTATATTTCGTTGTTGGAGGTTTCTCCTCATCGTTTTATTTCTTTTTGCGTTTTGTGTTGACATAATAAAAAGGGGTGTGTTTTATGTTCGTGGCTTCAAATGCGGAAGCCCAATGAACATAAAACCCGGGGGGGGGTTTTATGGTTACTGGGTGCCTACTAAAGTTTAATGGCCCTATCATTGCAATACACGCCGTGACTCACTGACGAATGTCAGATGTTGTCTTTGTAAGCTCAAGGGTTTTTCTTCTAAAGAAGGACTTTCCAGAGGATACTCCACCAGAATGACCATTATTCAAATTTTCCCAATAATACAAAATAAATATAACAAGTTGAACGGTATGCAAACTACTATTTTTAGCTTCGTTACGCTATCTATAGCTTGTGTATACGCACATTCAAGTTGATAAAATACAGTTTCGAGGTTTACCCATACGGTACTCTTAAAAGTAATATTCATTTGCGTGAAAAGAGAAAAAGGAGAACAATGGAAAAGGTATTGTACCCTCGCCAAATCATTAAGATGTTGGTGGGGGATTCCTTTGATTCTTTGAATCGGGTGAACTAACCCATAAAATGAGGCTGCCGTACCTCTACCAAATGGCGACGCGGGTTGTAGAATATAAATCAATTATAACTACAAATTTCCAATTAAGGAAGGGGTGGCCCAATTAAGGGCCATATCTCTTCAAAGGGAATGAGATCTTCGGAAACGCAATTCCGGAACAAACAAATTGTTTGTCGCTACAATATAAATCAATCATAATCAAGTGATTCAGTAAGAAAACACAGGTAAAAGAACCTGGTAATCAAAACAAATTCTTTAATCGGATAGAAAGATCCAAGACGAACTATTCGTCTTTTACCTACATGAGTTTTACCTCATGC